CCAAATGAAAAGGTATCAATTCATATTGATACTAAAACAAATCCAAATGCTGTAACCATCACAGCAAAATGTGTTCCTAAATAGGAATCAAAATAGGGCGATCTGAAAAGGTCGCCTTATACCGCTTCTTCCTCTACTGTTTCTTTGACTACTTCGTCTTGTGTAAATTCGCCTACTTCTGGTTTCGTATCTATCTCGTCAAAGATAATATTTAATTTTTCGTTATCATCTACCACAGCTCTTGCAATTTCTTTATCAATCTCTTTGACTAATGTTGGAGATTTAACATTGATGGCTTTGGCTTGTTGGTAGAACATAAGGTCGGTTGCAAAATCTCTAATGTTAAATGATTCAGGATAATTTATTTCTCCATCAAAATTTACATTTTGAAATTGTGCATATAGTTTAAATAATTGTTCTTCGGCTAATTGTAGATTGTCTGCTTTCTCGGATAGTCTTGCATTTAATAATTCAAATTCTGTTTGTAAAGCGATACCAGATGATACTTGTGTTTTAGTAGTTCTAACTGCTCCTGTATGTGCTATTCTATTAATGGATTCTACTTTCTTTGTAATAGAGTCCATAATGGATTGTAAGTTTTGTCCTGATGGCTGTAATAGATAAGGTTTGAGATTGGGTTCAATCTCTTCAGGCATTTCTATTATTGCACCAGCTCCAGCAGAAGCATTGACCGATGGTGTCTTAACTAATGAGGGATGATTTGTTAATCTAATCAGTTGCTCTATTTCAGAGAACTCATTGTAGATTGCTTTTTGCAAATCAGCAATATCAGTTAAGTCAGATTGACCAATTCCTCTTTTGTGCGATTTAGAATTGTATAAGATAACTGCTGGTATCTTGCCAATCTGATTCTCGGCAGTATCTAGTAAAACCGATTCTGTACTATCGTTTTTTAAATAGTGTGTATCTACTCTGTCTAAATACCAACATCTTAAATAGATACCTCCATCTCTATCTACTTCTTCTCGCACTTTTAAATAATCTAAAACATAACGACCATTCACTTCTCTTTTGTAATTCCAATCTAAAATATTTTCAGGAGTTACAATAGATAGGTAAGGTCTAATGTCTTGTTGTAATTCGTCAGCTTTGGTATTGCTCACGACTTTGGGTTTGTCTAAAATTAAAATACTATGTCCATAAATAGAAGCATAATTTTGAGCTTGTTTAATAACAGTATCAAAATTGTTTCCATCTAGGTCAGTATCTTTTAAGAAAGATTCTAAACTAGCTTCATCTTGCATTTCTCCAAATTCTCTAGTGGGCTTAACTCTAAAAAGAAAAGATGAATAAATTTGTATAATATTTCTGCAATGATTATCGCAAGGAGTATTTAAAAGTCTTTGATTAAACTCGTTATCAAGTTCTAAATTATAACGATTAAGATATTGACCGACTTGATAATCAAATCCACCATTATAGCTTCTAATAAAGTATTCCCAATGATTTACGTTTTCTTTGTAATCTTTATGAGTAGCGAGAGCTTGATCCTTGTTTAATGCCATATTGTTTTTGTTTAATATTCCATCTTATGGGAGCAGAGTAAGGCGAAGTTATCGTTAGTGGTTTTATGTATTCTATCAAATAACCTAACGCATCGTTCATGTGGTCAAAACCCTCTTCCTTATCTGGAATATTAGTATTCTCCTTGTATATTTGTCTTTGTAATCCTTTTAGCAAAGTTTTGCAAGATTGTGAAACGAAAATATGCCTTACACCATGAGAATCTTTAAGTCTTGAATTGACTGCATTGACTCGATCTCTGATGGCTGGATGTTTGTGTTTAACTTTAACTTTGAACCCAGCATTTTGCAAAATACTTAAATCAGTTCTTCCTCCAGCACTTGTCTTACGTTGTTTAGAAGCTGGATCAGGATAAATGAAAATTGGAATCTTTGTACCATACCTATCATGTATTTCTTGGCACATTTCATCAGTATTACTTGAATAAATGACTATCTCATCAACAAAATAAACCTTATCTTTTTCTATTTGTGCAACACAAGCACTCATGGGATCTACGTTAAAGTCCATTCCGATATGTAAAGGTTTTGTCCAATCTATCTTTTTATCATTAACATTCTCTACTGGGTGGAAATTGTAATAAACAGTTCCAGCATAGTTTTCAAATGTACCCTCAAACTCTTGTCTAAAAGTTCTCTGGTCTAAATCGGTTCTTGCTTGTTCAAGTTCTTCCTTATTAACCATACCCCCTTGTAAAGTCGTAAATTGAAAACTCTCCCATTCCTTATCTTGCTTTCCTTTAAGGTAAAGTTCATAACTCCAATTTCCATACCCTCTCGGAGTACCACAAAATAAAACATCCCCTAAAGTGTCTGCAATAGAAGCTCTTAATACTTCATACCAAGTACGTTTATCTATATCGGCAAATTCATCTAATATTAAAAAGTTAATTCCTGTACCTCTTAAAGCATCAGGTTGGTCTGCTGATTTTAAACTTATGGTACTGTTGGATTTCTTAATTCTGATAGTTAAATTGGTTTCGTTAATATCTTCAATCCAGTTAAAGGAGTGAAGCATGGTTTTAAGATTAGACCAGCATATTTCCCTAGACATTTTAAAGGTGGGAGAAACATACCAAATATTTTGAACTGGTTTGGCAGCATATTTCATCATCTCGGTTATAGCAAGATGTGTCTTTCCAAATCTTCTTCCTGATATTAAAACTCTAAATCTCTTTTTCGATTGGCTGACCTGATGTTGGGCTTTTGTTAGAGTTATCTTCATTACACCAATACTTTACAATAAATTTATACTTATCCCAAGAGATAGGATCATCTTGAACTAACTCAATAACTTTATTAGCACCTTTTTCAACACATTTTGACCAAGAATCAACAGGTTCTCTATCGGTCATGACAGGGTAGCATTGTTGAGCAATTAAGCTACAAACTTGAAACATAAGGATAAACTTCATTAATCTTCATCTTCTTCAGATTTTGAAGAACGTATCTTTCCCCATGTAATTTTCCAATTAAGCTTTGTGCTATTTTCAAAATCTTCGCCACTTTGTAAAGGTTTAGTAGAGATGCCGATAGATTGCCTTGTATTATCACAGCCAGTTATAGCCATAAATAAACATACCCATAAAAACATTATGAGGTATCTAATCCATCGTTCTGTTCTCTCCATTTTTTGTCTTTCCCTCTTTCTTCTGCGAAGAAACTTTAATGTTCTGAATTTCATCTTCTCTTACCATACCACCTACGTTTTTTAAGAAACCATACATACGATTTATTCGTTCTTCTTCTTTTTCTTTTTCTTGTTTTGTTTTTTAATGTTCCGTTTAACAAAATTTGTATTCTTCTTTATTTGTTGCGATAAAACTTCTTGTCCTTGTTGCAGCTTAAATACTTGTTCTTTCATTTCCCACGTTGTTTTTAAATTCCATCCAACTAATGAAATTAATGCGACAAGGGCTAAACCAACTATCTTATCTTTTAAGTCCATATTAATTACAGTTATTTTTATCTAAGTCTATTGGTTTGTCACCATTATAAAACCATACCCATGATGAAATTTTAGTTCCATCTTGTGTATAGGTACATTTTTGCCCAACCGAGCAGGCGCTTAATGCAAATAGTAGTGCAAGCACTAAATATATTTTATTCATTTGTCTCCTTTGGTGCAGGTCCTACGAGAACATTATGTTCATACGTCAGTTGCTCTGCGTTTTCTTGTTCGTCTTTTATTTGACAACATGTACCTGATTTTTCTTTTTCTTTGGTATGCATATTGCAAGTTTGTTTTTCTTCTACTGACATACTTCACACTCCGCATGTTTACACTCCTTGCATGGGCAAACACCATATAAGTCAGAGTGTTCAGTTACATTACAGTGACAACCACATTTACAATCTTCACATTTAGGCATTTTGAATTACCTCATTACAATCCTTACAAGATTTTTTATATCTCGAATGAGAACCACAATGTTCTGCTTTAGGTACTACAACTTCACTTTTTTTAGGG